CAATGGCGGGCGGCTGTGGGTTGCTGGCCGTGAGCGTGGCGGCTTGGCTGTAGCGACCGAAATAATCCCGCGCTTTGACCTCAAACGCCACAGACCGGCGCGGCCCGCCGTCTATCAGGTTTTTTTCGTAGCTGTAGATGTAGCGGTTTTCGGTGACATAATCGCGCCGTAAAACTGTTGAGCCGTTTTTAACCGTGATTTCAAAATCCCTGAACCAGGGTTTTTGTCCGCCCTCGCTGGCTGCGTAGCCTGCCGGATACCCTAAAACGCTGGTAGCATTATCCGCCCATCTGATTTCGACATCACGCCCACTAAACGCACCACTCCCCGCCGGAGTTTGCAAGCTGCTGATAGCCATGGCGGTAATATCAAACATCTCACCGAGCGTATAATTTGCCGTGATCGATGTAGAGACTTTTCCAAAGGTGGTAATGGCCGATAGGGTAAACTCCCACGCGCCAATTGACGGGTTTTCAACGCGGTATGACACGGTATCTAATTCGATATCGCGAATAATCGCCCCGTCTTTTCTAAAGATCAGTTTGTATCCCCGGATAAATCTATCCGTGCTGGCAACCCAGCTTAGATCAATGTACCGTTTGACACCTTCCAGCGCCAAATAAACGCCCTCAATAGCAATTAGCCCGCTAGGCGGAACAACGCTATTATTGATAAACGGATTCGCTGGCAGCTCTGGCAGTTCTGATAGATCGTCAATCGCGTCGTATTTTTCGGGCGCGTAGCGGGTGGCTGAAATGGAGTAAAAGCCGTTTTCGCTGTCCTCGTTTTCGGTAATAGCAATGATGCGATACAGGCGCTCGCTGTCTGCCGGGTTGTAGATGATCCAGGCTAGATCCGGCTCTGGCGCGGCGGGCAGGTCAGGGAACACCGTCACAACATCATAGACGCCTGGCGTTTCGGTGATGTTGCCCTCTATGACATCGCCGTACTCTGAAATAACCGCAATTTTATACCCTGATCCCGGTATAGTCGTCTCAGCATCTAAATACAACGTATTGACCGTTGAGCCTGGTTTTAATCGCCCGCCCAGCCTGACGTTTTGTGTTTTAAGCGGATCGGCAATTCGGCAGATGTTGCCAACTTGCGACCGCAAACCCTCCAGGCCTACGGAAAAATTAACAATCTGATGCTCCAGCCGACCGGTGTATAAAATCCGTTTACCGAGTCTATGCGCTTGAGCACGTGAGGTGCAGCCGATAGCCGCGATTTGCTTTTCTTGGTAGCCGTAGCGGGCTATTCCGTCGCGATCCTCGACGTATTCGGTGGCAATTTTAAAGCCGTCATCAGGGTCGTTCCACTGCACCAGGGCGGCGGTGTAGCGGGTTTGCCTGGCAGCGCCCACGTATTCAAACCGGCCATTGACTACGTTGCCCGGCACATACAATTCGTTAGCCGTTTTTGGTGCGTCCTGGGTGACGTAAATCGCCCGACCATTCCAATAGCTCATTGAATCAAACGCGGACGCCAGGTCTTTTAATAATTGCTTGGCGGCGGCGGATTCCTGGATGTAAATATCCAGTGAATAGCGCGGCTCTTGACCGCCTTTGCCGTCTGGGACTAATTCATCGCAGCGCTTGGCGATTTGAAACAGCGACCATTTGTCTTGATAAGCGGCGTCTACCCTGTCGCCTAAACCATAGCGGGCATTTGTAATCAGGTCGTAAAATATCCAGGCCGGGCAGCGTGTCCAGGCTACCACAAAACTGCCATCCCAATCCGCGCCTGTGTAGGTGCGAGCAACGGGGTTATAGACGCTTGGCGGCGGCACTTTAACCTTGATGCCTTTGAGCCGGTATCCGCGTGATGGGACGTTTTGGAAATGCCGGGCGTCGAATGTCAGCCGGGCGCAAGCCGTATTAGGGTAACGGAGTTTGGTATAGCTCAGTCGGCTGTATGTTTCCCAGCTAAACTCAGAAACCTGATAACTGTTGGGATTGCCTGACACGCGGGTTACGCGCACATCATAGGATGTGCCATTGCCAAACTGTTTGAGATCGATGACGTATTCGCGCTGGTATTCTGACTCGGTTTTGCCGCGTACATGTTGACGCCCGCCCAAGTCAGCAGGCAACCACGCGCCACCGTCTACCCGTACCTCGATCTGTACAGTAACAGTAATTCCCACTCGATCATAAGTCTCTTGATCGGTTTGATACAGCGCAGCAAAGCGTAATACGATCCGCACTGCGTCGGTGGTGGCGTCGGTAATGGTGCGGACGACGGGGGACTCTTTGCGCACCTCCGCATTAACAGAGACAATCGCGGCGGCGGCATCCTCAAAGTCGCTGGGCATGTAGGTTTGTGACTGGGTGCCAGGGCGCCAATCCACAGACAAGCCTTTAAAGTTTTCCACGCCTGCTGTTTTAAGCGGCGTGCCGTCTAGCTCGATGGACTCGTAAGGATCGGCGGTGGCGAATCCCTCAATTTCGCCCTCGGAAAATGCCTCGATGATTTCAACAACCGCCAGAGATCGCAAGGTATCCGGCTGAATAACCGGCGTGCGTGGCGCTGCACCGCCCCCGCCTTTGCTGCCTCCAATAATCGTCATACTTTAACCGCCTCGACGTGGATATCAGCCGACAGCACCATGCTGCCCACCAGCAGCGGCCCGCCGTACAATAGCGGTATGGGGTGGCCTTGGCGCAAGGTGTTGACAACCCCATTCATGAGGTAGCTGGGTTTGTTTTCTGGGTTTTCTTGATCAGCGGCTTTCATGCCGTCGTTGCTGCCGGATATCAGTTGCGCGATAAAAGACACAGCGACCACCACCGCGATATTAATCACAGCGGCGATAATGATGCCTGCCGTCGTTGCTGCATAGGCGGCGCTCCATATAGCGGCCACGATAGCGGCCCCAATTTCCCCGCTAGGCTTAGGCACAACTAACAATATCTCATCCTGCCACGCTCCCAGCGCATTAGCCCGCGTGACTTGCCGGGTGTTATCCGGGTTGGCTTCGTCCAGCAGTATCAGCACATAATCAGCGCTGTCCGCTTTGTCGATAAATCCGGGGCGGTTGGCTTCGATAGCCCGCAGCGCCTCGGCGACGGTGTCGACGTGCAATTGCCATTCGGGCTTAAATTCTTTTAAATCGCCGTACAATCTGATTGTTTTCATACGTAATCTTGATGTCTTAAAAAACACACGGTATTTTTCCGCCAGTAGTCGCCATACAGCTCATAACGGCTTAAATTGTTTTGTGATGGGTGGTGCAGCATGACGTTATCGCCAACATAAATAGCGGCATGATTGGGGCAGCGGCTTTGCAGTTGCATGATAATGACGTCATTTTTTTGCGGCGCGTTGACGTGATAAAAGCCCTGGGCTTTAAAGCCATCCACAAACGCGGCGGCGTTGTCGTCGTCTAGCCACCACTCCCATGCTTTGCGGTCGTTGTCGATCAATTTAATGCCGAGCTCATGCTGATAGTAATCAGCCACCAGGCTCAGGCAATCCAACACGCCATAAACAAACGGCCTACGCTCGTAGGGTGCTGGCAGTTGGTTTTGTGGGGTATATTTTTGCAACTCCCCGCCCGGATAGCTTAGGATTAAATAGGGGATCATGCAGCGCTCAGACGCGGCGATATCGGCGACTGATGGCGTGGCGGGGGCGTTGGGGTGGCTGTGATAAATCGCGGTGATGTGGCCGTCGTGTTGGGTGATCAGCAACGGGTCGATTAAAAATGCCCGGTCTGGCGTATGCGATAGGTTTTCGCAGGGTTTAACGTAGGTGTTGCCGTGAGAGTTGACAATCAAACCGCATGCCTCGTTTGGGTAATCGCGGGCGGCGTGCGCGGTGATGGCGTCTATGATTGGGTCGAGCATGATTAATAGTCCTTATTTTCTGTGACTCACATCAAGTTTATTTTGATTTATGTATTGCATTTATCAATAAATAGCGTATACTTTAATCCAACAAAGCAAATAACCAACCCGGAGAGCAATCATGTTTACAAACAAAATCACTTTTAAAAACGGCGTTTCAGTTTTTTTACCAGCCATGCCTAACGCGCAATCGGCTGAGAATCTGAAAGAAAAAATCCTTAATCAAAAAAATGTCGAGATTGGAATAGAAGGTCAATCTTTAAGAGAAACTATGCAAGCCTTGCAAACTTTGGGCGCTGTAATTACGCATAATTTTTTAGATAGCGGAGACACATACGGAATAATTTCACGTCCAAAAACTTTACTAAGCCGATTTATCGAAGAGTCAAAAAACGCATGATCAACAAAAAAGGCGGCGTCCGGCCAGGGGCTGGGCGCCCAAAGCTGGATGTGACTAAAAAAACCGTGGCCATCCGGCTTTGGCCGGATACGATAGAGCAACTCAAGGCGCGCGGCGGATTATCCGAACAAATTGAAGCGGCGGTTGATCAGTATTTAACTCAACCACAGCGCCAGGATGACTAAAACTGTTTTATTTTTAGCTTGCCATCCCAGTACGGCTTAGGGTCTGCTTGAGCGCCTTGGCTAACCATCACTTCTTTATCGATTTCGATGGTAATAGCCGCCGGTTTACCAAAAGCTTGATTAAAATCGGTCATGAACTGCGCAAGCTCAGGGGCTTTTGTTTGTATTGTTGACCAGGCGGCTTTGCGTTGATTTGCGGCGGCTTGTTTGTCTGTTGCTGAGCGGTCCAGGGATTTTTGAGCCAATGCTTCGATTTTGGCGACAATATCCGTCATCGGTTTGATTTATGCACCATCAAAGTCAAATAATGTCGTTTGAGCGGTAGCCAATTCGAAACGCTTGCAAGCTGCGTCGTAATAATCTTTATCTAACTCCGTGCCGACAAAATCGACGCCGAAATAATGCGCGGCAATGGCGCTGCTACCGCTGCCCAAATGCGTATCCAATATTTTTTGGCCGGGTTTGGCGTAGTTTTCTAGGAGCCATTGATAGAGTTTTATGGGCTTCTGGCAAGGGTGAATCGTTGACTCAATTAATAGAGCAACTCTATTCAATGTAAATACGCGAAGAGGCTTTTTGATTGAGCTGTAAGCCAACTCACCATCAGCTTGATCTAGCCTTTGCCCCTTGTCCCATAAAATCCAACCTGGCGAACTTTTCAAATACTGCGGGTAATAATTAGCCCCCCAAACTATTTGGTCATTAGAAACCCTAAACAACTCTGCAAAATATTCACTGTTTGGCGCACTGCTATCCCAATTACCTTTCTTATAATTTCGTGGCGTTGCCCCAGTTCTTTTCCCGCCCTTGCCCTGTGATTGCTTGCAAATATCAATCCCATACGGCGGATCAACAATAGCCAAATCAAACGCCTTATCCGGCAGACCTTGCATATATTCCATGCAATCCATGTTCAACAGCTCGATCATCCATTACGCCCCAATGAAGGAAACCCACCATAATCCAGTTCGTTATTCGCACCAAAGCGCAATTTGCAATCGCTCAATCTTTTTCCGCATTCGTCCAGGGTTGACGACATGACCGGGTCGCCGTTGCGATCAAACCATTTGTTCGAATCAATCCCGGGCCAGCTGCAGCCCGAGCCGTTGGCGGTGGATTTGTAGCGCCATGGGCAGGCGTTGGCAATCGCCAAGCGGCCCGGTAATTGTTTGTCGATGTAATCCAGCGGGCTGGATAAATCAAAATTAATGAATGTGGAATTTTCGGCGGTTTTTTGCTCTATTTCATAGCTCTCATCGTAAAACTCTGATATATCAGCATCTATAAAACTTTTGTGCGTGCGCCGGCGGGTGAGGGTTGCGCCGACTAGGTCATCATACAAATCCACTTCTCCGGTAATCGCACCGTTGATATTGCTGATTGAGGCTTTTGGGCGGTTTTCTGAGCCGTCGCCTTTACGGACAAAGCCGCTCATCACCACCGGCCACGGGTTGTAGGTTTGACCCAGGTAATTCAGCGGCAGGTTATCCGCGCCTGTGCCCGGATAAAAAAAATAGATTTGCGATACGCCGATGGGGTTTAAATCAAGTATGTATAAATCAACTTTTCCAGTTGGTGCTTGTTTGCGTGTTTCGATAGCCAAAGTCATAATTAAAACACCTGTTTAAAATTGGCTGATACGCTATACAGATCCGCGCCGTGGTGCTGCACGGTGTAACCGTCGGCGGTCATTGCGTAGGTTTTGGCTGTGCTGCTGCCTGGCGGGGTGTAGGTGTAGGGCGTGACAGCCCCCCCGGCATCCAGGGCATCTGTTAGGGTTTGATAGTCTGACTCTGTTAGCCCTGCCCAGACAAACTGCCAATTTTCGACGCGGCTATTCAGCCCATCCGCAACGCGCTGGCTGTAACCGTCGCCAAATTGCGCTACGCGGGTACGGTGTTGGACGGTTTTTTGGCTGGAGACGTGGATTTGATCGGCCAGAGGTAATGCGGTCATGTGGGCGGTAACTCCGGCAAGGGCATCCAGCGCTTGACGCCGTTAGGTTTCTCGTATTCGTTTTCGAAATAAAAGTCGTTGTAAACGCCGTTTACCATATTGCAATTCAAACTTGCATAAACAAAACAACAATCGCAAACGTTCCACGAAGCGACAACGGCAAAGGGCAGCCCTACATCGGCCAAAAATGAACTGCCATCAATGGGCGGATCGGTGGTTAACCATGTCATGCCAGCAACCCTCCCGCGCGTTTTTCGTTGACGATCACTTCCCGCACTTTGGCGTTAATCATTCCGCCTAGTTTTTGCATATCGCTTGGGTTATTGCTTGAGCCGTTGACTGTGACGGTGGTGTTAACCTGCACACCGCCCGAGCCGCTGCCCATAGCCGCCACTTGTTT